GCCCGCAGACCCGTAATAAGCCCTCTTGGTGTCGATGGTGAAGATAAGCCTCCCCTCGTCCGATGTTCCGGCATGGCCAGGAAGTGTCGCCACCTTCTCAATGATCAGCGTCCCTTTGAATTTCTTCCCGTAATCGTCCATAAATTATCCTACGTCAATCGCTTTTCCAGCACCCTGATTTAAAACCGTGACAAGCGAGGCAGCCCCGCCAGATCCGTTGCAACCGAAGAACAACTGGAGTCTGGTATTGGCAACCGGCTCAATTATCCCCTGAATATTGAAAGCGTAATCGATATTTGCCGCAACACACCTTGCCACTGTTAAAATAGATCCCCCGGTTCCGAGCGTCCCGGCTGTGCTCTGCATCCAGTTAAAATTCGTTGCTGATGTCGCATTGTTTCCAGACTGTACCTGAGCTTGCCAGTTTATAAAATTACACGTTCCGCATGTGAATCCAAGCCTGATCCCGGTTGTTGTTGCAGCCGATCTCCATGTTGACCTGAAATCATACATATACCGATGAGCGGCGGTGAGGTCAAAATATGCTCCTTGAATGGCAATTAGCCCCGTTCCGTAATGCGTCCCCTGTGCGGATTGTTTGCATGTGATGATCATCGCCGGAGACGTTCCAGAAGTTCCGCTGGTGCCTGTCGTACCACTGGTACCCGAGGTAACTCCGATGGCAGACGTCCCCGATGTCCCGGAAGTACCAGCAAGACCGGAGGTACCGGATGTACCATGCGATCCATTTGTTCCGGATGTCCCGGAGGTTGTTGGAGGCCCACTCGTCCCCGAAGTTCCAGAAGTTCCAGGAGTGCTTGATGTTCCACTGGTGCCACTCGTCCCAGCTAAACCAGATGTACCCGATGTCCCGGACGTACCTGACGTTCCAGATGTACCATGAGATCCAGCAGATCCAGAGGTTCCCGATGTTGAAGGAGGGCTGCTTGTTCCAGACGTCCCGGAGGTAGATGTCGGACTGGTGCCACTCGTTCCAGAAGTCCCGGCAGGGCCGGAAGTTCCAGAGGTCCCGGAAGTACCAGATGACCCCGCTTCAGTTGAACTTGTCCCGCTCGTTCCAGATGTAACGCCAATCGCCGATGTCCCTGATGTTCCAGACGATCCGACACCCGACGTTCCCGAAGTCCCCGAAGTCCCTGAAGTCCCTCCACCGACAGATATTGCCGCAGTCCCAGCAACAGAGGATGTCCCGAAGTAGATAATCAGATTGTTTTGGTCTACTGGCGTCACTTCATATGGAGAAACCAACCCTCCACTTGCCCATACACCTATAACGGGGAGCATGTAATTCAGATTGTGAGATACCGTCCATGCCGTTCCAGCCGTCCCTTGAGCGTGAAGATACCCACCGACGATGTTCGCAACCGTCGATCCGGATGTTCCGCTGGTGCCAGATGTCGATGCAGGGCTAGTTCCACTGCTCCCGGATGTTCCACTTGTGCCATGAGAGCCAGCACTCCCGCTCGTACCGGATGTCCCATGACTACCGGCTGATCCGGAAGTCCCTGATGTCCCGCTTGTTCCGGCATCCGTAGAGCTAGTTCCGGAGGTGCCACTTGTCCCATGGCTGCCAGGCACACCCAAGGAAGATGTTCCACTTGATCCTGACGTGCCGCTCGTCCCCGCACCCGTAGAAGAGGTACCCGATGTTCCTGGAGATCCAGATGTCCCACTTGTGCCCGAAGTTCCCGAAGTACCAGGAATCCCATCACTTCCGACACCGCTTGTTCCGGAAGTCCCATGGCTTCCTGCACTTCCGGAAGTCCCGCTACTTCCTATTCCCGAGGTGCCGGAGGTTCCGCTAGTCCCGTGAGATCCATCTGAAGAAGTTCCCGAGGTACCACCTGTTCCACTTGTGCCACTTGTACCAGAAGTTCCATGGCTTCCAGACGTTCCTGATGTTCCAGAACTCCCGGATGTTCCCGAGCTTCCGAAGTAGGTTCCGTCCAGACCACTGCTCCCGGAAGTCCCCGCAGGGCCAGGAGCTCCTTGGATTGGATGGGAAAAAACAACATCTATTGGAGTATCCTGAACCATGGATACTTCAATGTTTTCTGAAGCGATGGTTACAGTGATATCCTGATTGTCTGCCATTTATGCGCTCCCCGCAGTCCCTGCCGTCTTGGTCACGTCATATTCAAGGTTGAATTTACCTTTCATTACCGTGGCGGAGTTATTTGCTGCCGTCGTAACCTGGATATCAAAATCATATTCCTGTGCAGCCAGGTTTACGGTATCAGAAGGCAAAAGAGATATGACTGCGACGCCAGAGGTTCCGGATGTTGTATCGGAAAATGTGGTAACAATCTTTGATAGAGATGCCTCTGAATCAGGCAACTCGGGATTGGTCTTTAGGGTGAACTTTACAACCCAGTTTTTAATATTAAAAACAGTCCCCGCAGACCCGTCCCGAAAAGTCAGGGTATAGGTACGGGAATCGCCCCTGGTGAGGGAAAGCCGTCTGAGCGCCATTGTATCCCCCTTTATCCGATAATATTTAACTCAGCGGTCAATACCAATGGAGCACTGGTGCCCGATACGGCCTTCACTTTTACCCATGGAGCCGGAGTCAGGGTAAATTGTATAATGTCAGTTTCAGGGGTGGCTCCATGTGTCCCGAACGTTCCGGCTGCACGGTACGTCCCATCTCGCTCAGGGCTAACGAGATACTGAAATGTGGATGAGCCCGCTGTTGCCCCGGTTCCCGCTATTGCATAGGTCAAGGAAGCAGTACCCATGGCGTTTATGCCTTTGACTTCAATAGGGTCAGACAGTAAAGTTCCCGCCGTACCGAGGGCACCACATTGCGTACTTTTCCACAAAGGTATGGTGTAGATTGCCATTTTGTCCTCCAGAAAAGAAACCAGGAGAGGATTACCTCTCCTGGATGAATGTGATCACGCTGTTCCTGCCGTTCCCCATTTAGAGGATGCCGAAAGACTCTTGCAGAATAGAATCCTTTCAAGGCTCAGATCGATGTACAAATCCCCAATCTTTGTCGGAGCAATGCCTAGCGTGTTGGGATCCCCCGAACCAGAAAAAATCTGAGGTGTTTCCTTGCTTGCCTTTTTAAGTGCCATGTTGTCCTCCTATGAACCGAATTCCCTTGGCCGCATGCGCTGCCTTTGGGACAATGTCTTGCGAATCCTTTCCGTAAATGCATCAGGAAGGGGGCCAAACTCAATGGTGAATTTATCTTCGTATATCTTGGCCATGTTGAGATTTTGGGTGTCGGAATCCGGCTTGTTGAATGCCAGGTGCCCGGCCCAATTGCACAACCCAAGATGATACCTCTCTCCAATCTCCGGAGATGTCTGAAGGGTGAATGGAGTCAGGGGAAGCCTTGATACGACAATAAACGCCGTATCATTTGCGGACGGTGCTCTGATAAAGGTGATTGTATTGCCGGGTTCATTAAGGAAGTATGTCGGCACTCCTCCGCTCCCGGCAGTGGCTACCGTCCCCGAGGTTCCAAACCACCCGGAGACGCCTTCATCCATCTCAGGGTAGGACACTGGACCGACAAGGGGATACGCCATCGACAGTAATTGACATCTTTTAATCTGTAAGATCTTAGACGACAATATGTAGGTGGACTGGTTGGCGACGACGCTGAGGGTGCAAAGAGGCTTCTGCCCCAGAGTCCCCGCTGTTCCCGCCGTCCCATTGTCATTGGCTGTCGTCCCGTCGATTATCAAATGAGACCTACGACAAGCCTGCACTTCCGCATAGTTGAGAAAGCGAATCAGTTCAGGGTCGGACCACAGCATTGGAGGGACCATGTCATCCAATATGCTTTCCCGCATATGGAGGACCAATTCCTGACCAGTCATTTTATACCCCCGATATTAAAAGTCGGATGTTGCTTCCTGCTTTTTGGCATCCACGGCATCGATTACCGAAGCATCAGGGATATGCACATTCTCCTTAACGAGTGTGTACGTTATCCTGGGGATGTTTCGGCGATAATCCTTGCCGTCCTCTCCCTGGATCGTTTCGGTTTTGATCCTGGTGTCCAGCATCAGCCGAACCGGCCTCGGGAGGTCGATTTCAATCCCCGGCCTTGCCAAGAACGGGAATCCGTTGAGCGACAGGAATAACCCCTCCTTGGGGATTTCCATCGACTCATGAATAATGATACGATCACGGGGGTGACCGACAGGGTTTGTGAAATAATTCTCGGGATGAATCTCTTCATCCGTTTTTGGTTTGCTTGGCATAATCCCTCCGAATCTTCTGCCATTAAGTTAAGGGGTGGGGGATCCTGGAGAGACATCCCCCACCCGGGGTTAAAGGAAAGGAGACCTTACACCTCAGACATCGGCATGTGGAGCAACTGTTCCCACGCATTGATGGTTCCGCAAGTTGCAGCAGTGTTGCCCGACAACACGTTATAGCCACCCGCCGTACCACCACCGTATCTGATATAAGCGCCAGCCGTCCCGGTAGCGTACTCAACGTATCCCACGGCCACCATTCCATCCGGGCAATCCGGAAGCTTTGCGGCTGTAGAAGAAGCGCCTTCATTACCGGCAGTGATCGTACCCTTGGTGCCGAAACCTACGGAAACAAGGTACTTCACATAGGTGGACTTGGACTGGGTTCCCGGGGGAAGGTAGATATTATCCTGCGCCACCGCAGTCCCGTACCGGCCATTGATGGTGATGGCGAGAGCTGTCTTGAACCTGACACCGGCGGTGCTACCAGTACCCAGCCACGCAGCACCGATACCAGCCGTACCACCCATTGTTCCATCCGTTCCGGAAACCACCCGATTCAATACACCCTGCAAGGCCCGCCGAATTGCTTCATTGGGGAGAACGGGGTCTGTTTTGCGGGACTCATTCGCCCGACTCAGGGGCGGATCATCGAATTTTCTGTAAGCCATGTTTTAATCCTCCATAAGTTTTGTTGCGTCGTCCTGGTCTTGTAAGTCAGTGGCGGTTCCGGCCAGGATGGGCGGCCCGCAAGGTATTGTGGAACAAGAAATAGTGACCAACGTTATCGCTATTTCTTTGGTTTAGGCTCGTCGTCAAAGACCGAATCGATCTGCTTCTTCCTGTTAAGAATCGCATCGGCGGCCTGTCTCGCCTGGCCCTTACCAAGCATCTTTGCCTTCCCCTCCGGAGTCCCGGGGGCAAGTGCCTCTTTGGCGGCTTCCTTTACCCTTGTAGGGTTTAACAACCCAAAGAATCCCATTACAGCCTCCCCCTACCTGTTAATTGGAGCAGGCAGCCTCGTAAACGGCCATCCACGCATCGTTCAGGATGACAGTGGTCTGCATGGTCTTCCAGGACACGGAGCCCCTCTGGCCCAGCGGATCGGACTTGCTGGGGACCGGGTTGATGACGATCGGGGTAATGGCGTACTTACCCTTCAGGGCGATCAATCCGTAGGCGTCTTTCCCGAAATACATGACCGGGTACACGTCGCAGTTTGCACCGGACGTGCTAATCTTCCCCGTGGTCGTCCCTGAACCCGCATCCTCATAGGGGGTGAAGATGGTCGACTTGATGTACCGGCAATCTTCGCAGGATCCGATCTCCGTCTCCCATCCCTTGGTTCCGCCGTAATCCGCAACGGAGGTGAAGCCGGTCAGACTCCGGATGTCGCTGGTCATGTCCACATGGGTCACGCCGACGTAGGCCGGAAGAATCGACTCGGTGTTGAAGGACGGGGTGGATTTGACGATACTGGTGATGAACTGCGCTTCCTGGCGCTCCAGGGCACGGACGATCTTTCTCTGGTCGGTGCGGGAAATGACCGCCACAACAGAGGTCCGTCCGGCCACGCTGTTTGCGTAGAAGACGTTGGTACAAGCCTTCAGGACGTTGTAACGGAGAGTTTCAACCGTCTTGGCCGCCTGTTCGCCGGTCACTGCGGTGGCTTCCTGGAGAACCGGATCTTCATGGGTATCCATGATGATATCGGTGATTTCAACCAACCCGCCGTACTGATAGAGGGTGGCCGTGATATCCGTTGCGGTCAGCTTCTCGGAACTCGGGGTCACACCTTCCGTAAGGGGTGTCGTCCGGAGACCAAGGGAGTTGTACCGGCGGAATTTCATCGACTGGGTCTTGTTACCCGGGAGGGACTTCGCCTGCCCAAACTTCTCCAGGCACAGGTAGGGCATTGCCCTCTTAAGAAGTTCCACTGCGTTATACGCTGCGGTTCGGGGAGTAATGTCCCCATAAACTGTCATTGCCATGTTTTTATCCTCCTAGCTTATTTAACGCTTCCTCAAATGCCCCCTCGTAATCGTCGGAGGGGTGCTTGCCGGTATTCACTGCGGTCCGTCTTCCACTCACCGCCGAAAGTGCCGCTTTCTTTTCGGCCTTCCTGGCGTTGATATTGACCACATCGGCGCTCCGGACATTGTCAGAAGCTGCTATTTCAATTGAAATATCGTTTTCCCGCTTAAAATCAGAAAGAAGATCAAGGACATCTTCCGCCTGACCCTGTTTGTAGACACGCTCCAGGGCGGGACGCATGTAGGCCGGTTTCGACTTTATCCAATCCAGGATTGATCCATCCTTGACGTACTGTTCAAAATCCCTGTGACCAGGAACTTCGGTTCCGTCCTCTCTGGTGTATCCTCGGCGGATTGTGTCAAAATGCTCTTCACGCTCGGCCTCCTGAACCAATTTCATGGCAGGTTCCACCTGCTCCTGGGTAGCGGATAGTTTCTCTGTAACTTCTTTCTGGATCCTCTCCAGGCTATCCGTGAACTCTTTCCTGAGCTTTGCCAGCTCCCGAGTCCGCTTCAACCCCTCCATCTTTGAAACCACATCAAAATCTTGTTCATAGACATCAAGTTCAGCCTTCTGCTCGTCTGTCAATGAATCAAGGAACTCCTGGGCCTTTGCTGCGGCTTCCTCTTTTTTCTCCGGCGTTGTTTCCGCCTTTGGTTTTTTCGCCTCCTCAAGATCGGAAAGCAACTTGGTTTTTTCCGCCTCCCAGGATTGCTTCTCATGTGCGAGAATCCCCTGGAGGGTCTTGTAC